ACCCTTTGGAAGGATAGATCGGAACTCCATCACCTATACCGCAGCTCGCTTGAGTTACGAGTATGGAGTTCCTTTCAACACCATTGTAGAACTTACTCCAATGGCTTTTAAGGCACACATAGATGTGCTTAAAGATTTAGCAAAGGAGCGTGACGATGCCAGTAAAGCTGCAAGGCGCGGTCGCTCTTAGAAAAGCATTGGCTATTGTCGAGCCTACCTTGGCTAAAGAAGTCAGCAAAGAGATTGCTTCATTTCTAAAGCCAGTAGTTCGTAATGCTCGTGGCTTCATGCCTAGTAATGAACAAGCTCCTAGCGGTTGGCTTAAACGCCCTAATGCTGGCGGTCGCTGGTCTGCTCGAGCCTATGACGTTCAAGAAGCTCGCAGGGGCATAACTTTCAAGTCATCACCTAGCAAGCCTAATCGTTCAGGCTTTGCTGCCTTGGCTTCTATATTTAACAAATCCGCTGCTGGTGCTATCTATGAAACCGCAGGACGCAAGTCAGGCGTTACAGGTAACTTCACTCCTAAACTTGGTGGACAACTTGTTGGTAAGGGTCAGAAGATGACAGGTCGCGCAATCTTCAGAGCGTTTGAGGATGATCGTGGCAAGGCTCAAGATGGAGTCGTTAAGGCAATCTTTAAGGCACGAGATAAGTTCGACTCGATGAAGGATACGGTCTAATGGCAGATTTACGCATTGATGTTGCGGCTGAGTTCAAGGGCAAGAAAGCCTTTAAGGAAGCCGATAAAGCCGTTACAGGTCTTGACAGAGCTGTAGGCAAACTAGGCAAACAATTCGTTGGACTCTTTGCTGCACAGAAACTTGCACAGTTCGGTAAGGCTTCAGTCAAGGCTTTCGCAGCAGACCAACTAGGTGCTACTCGCCTTGCCAATGCTGTCAAGAACCTTGGCTTGGAGTTTGCTAATCCATTTATCAGCGACTATATCTCTAATCTTGAAAAGACTAGCAAAGTTGCAGATGACATGCTTCGCCCTGCTTTCCAGCGTTTGCTTCAGCAGACAGGATCATTGAGTAAGTCCCAGTCAATCCTTAACACAGCCATTGAAGTCTCAGCAGGAACAGGCGAAAGCCTTAGTTCTGTCTCAGAGGATTTGGCTCGTGCGTATTATGGTCAAACACGTTCTCTTAAAAAGTATTCTCTGGGTCTAACTGACGCAGAATTAAAGACTAAATCATTCTCTGAACTTCAAGACATTCTTAACTCAAAGTTCACAGGCTCAAACGCTGCCTATCTTAATAGTTATACAGGGCAACTTGGAATCCTTTCTCTTGCTTGGAACAATCTTCAAGAGAACGCTGGCAAGGCTCTCTTTACTCTTGCAGGAGCTAGTGGAGACCAATCTTCGGGAGCAAAGCGTCTAGGTGGCGTTATTGATGCTTTTGGCGTTGGTCTTGTTGAAGCAGCAGCATTATTTAGTAATGCCTTTGCTGCCTTTGGTCAGGCATATTTTGGCGCAGCTACTCCCAAGAGTCCAACAGCACCTTCAGCAAAGCCTGGACAAGAACTCTTTCGCAGTTCTATGTCTAATGATGCAAAACTTAAAGCTCTTGAAAAGAAGCAAGCGGATCTCTATAAGCAACAGTTAGCAGCAACCAAGGCAATTACTCTTGAACAAAAAAAACAAGCAGCTCTCAAAAAAGCTGGTTCAGTCTTTGACTTAGAACAGATTCAGATTCTTGCCGCGTTAAAGGGAAATATCTCACAAGAGGATAGAACTCGCCTTGAGGCTCAAGCAGCAATTCTTAACGGCAACTCTGAACTGGCAACCAAGCTGACCAAGGATATCCTCATGGCTCAGGACTCAACAGGAAAGCTCTACCAATACTTCTTATCTATTCCAGATGCTAAAAATCCCTTTGCTTATCTAGATCAATGGATTGCAGACTTCCAGAAGAAGATGAATTCCCTTACTATGACCTCGACCTATACTCCAGCAGGATTAGCCCCTGAACTGGCTGCTATGGGCGTTGTAGCAGGGTATGGAGACTACGCTGGCTCTATCGCTAACCAAGCAAGCAATGTGGACTTCCCGTCTTATGGCATGCAGACAGGCGGCGGAGACACCATCATCAATGTGCAAGTTCAAGGCAATGTGATCCGTGAACAGCAACTCATTGACCAAGTCCTAGCAGGAGCGCAACTTTCAAGTCTTTCAGGTTCACCATCTCAGATTGGTAGAATCGCAGGTATGTTTAGCTAATGGCACTTCCAGCACAGATAGCGGTCTCGTTCGACTTCTCAGGTGGGGCAACTTTTGCAGGTACTTTCACCCTTGGCGATTCAAAACTAGGGGTATTGGGTACTAGCACACTTGCAGCAGACCAACCTTCTGAGCCAGTAATTGACCTAACTCCAGATGTGTATGAAATCAGCATTACTCGTGGTCGCAATATCCAGCGTGACCAATATGAGGCAGGGCAATGCACAGTCAGAGTCCTAGACCCTCTCAGCTATTTTAATCCTCAAAACCCTAGTTCTCCTTATTATGGCTATCTAACCCCCTTGCGTAAGTTGCGAGTATCAGCAACAACATCCACAACTCAAAAATTTTTATTTAGTGGTTATGTAATCGAATACCGCTATACGTATCCAACAGGTCAAGAGACTGGCTATGTTGATCTGATTTGCCAAGACGGATTTCGCCTATTTAACATGGCTAATGTCTCAACTATTACCAATGCCACAGCAGGACAAGACACAGGCACACGCATAGGCAAAATTCTTGACCAAGTCTCATTTCCTAGCAATATGCGCACAATCGCTACTGGGCTTAACACCTGTATTGCTGATCCTGCAACTACCCGTACAAGCCTTGCGGCCATTAAGAACGCAGAGTTCTCTGAGACAGGCGCGTTCTACATGGACGGACAAGGCACAGCCATCTTTAAGAACCGCACAGAGGTTCTGGCAAGCCTTTCGGCTACTCCAACCGAGTTCAACCAAACTACTGGAATCCCTTACCGCAATTTGAAGTATTCCTTCGATGACAAGCTCATTATTAACCAAGCGAACTTCGGGCGCGTAGGTGGCACAGTTCAGACTGCAACCAATCAAACCTCGATTGACAAGTATTTTCCTCATTCAATTACACAGACTGACCTTGTAGCTGAGACAGATACCATTGTGTCCAATATTGCTAAAGAGTACGTTGCCACAAGGCAAGAAACCACAATCAGAATTGATGAACTTGTCGTTGATTTGCTAGACCCAGCCGTTCCAACAGATACCATGATTGGTATCGACTACTTCCAGAACCTTAAGATAACAAACGTCCAGCCTGACGGATCAACTATTGTTAAAAACCTCCAAGCGCAGGGCATCGCTTGGGACATCACACCCAACAAGATGACGACCACCATTACGACCCTTGAACCAATCGCGGACGCGTTCGTCTTAGATTCTGCGTTCTACGGTATAATTGGGACATCGTCGTTCGCGTACTAGGAGAATAAACACATGGCAACAGGCTTTCCAGTAAAGGCTAATTACGCTACAGGCGACATCTTAACCGCCACAAACATGAACGACCTTGCAGGTACGGTCAATTATGCGGTCAATGCGACCCCAACCACAGCAACTCAGATGGCTGGCAAGAACGCTATCATTAACGGCGACTTCGGTATTTGGCAACGCGGCACTTCTTTTTCTAATCCTTCATCAGATGCGTACAACGCAGATCGCTGGAAAATCAGTTACGACGGAACGGGTGCAACTCGCACAATCAGTCAGCAATCTTTTACAGTAGGCACAGCTCCAGTAGCAGGATATGAAGGAACTTATTTCTATCGTTGCGCTACAACAGTTGCGGGAACTGGCAACACCTACATCTGGGCTAAACAGTTTATTGAGGACGTTCGCACTTTTGCAGGACAAACAGTAACTTTATCTTTTTGGGCTAAAGCAGATACGGCTCGTACTTTGCCAAATATCGGTTTTGAGCAGTATTTTGGTTCAGGCGGTTCTGCTTCAGTTTATGCAGATACTGCTAACGTGGCAATCACTTCTTCTTGGGCGCGCTACACAGTAACTGTGACTTTGGCAAGCATCAGCGGCAAAACTCTTGGTTCTGGAAATGCGCTCATTGCATTTATTAAATTTCCAACAGGCGTTGCAACTATTGACATCTGGGGCGTCCAAGTTGAGTCAGGTTCTTCTGCCACTCCTTTCCAAACCGCAACAGGCACAAAGCAGGGCGAGTTAGCAGCTTGCCAGCGTTATTTCTACAACGGTGGAAATACAATCGGGTCAATGAACACATCTGGGCAGGCACTCTTTATCCACAACTTGCCAGTTCCGATGCGTACCACTCCAAGCATGGCTTTTACTGGCACTGCTACAGTTTCAAATCCTGGTGTTGCTACTTACACAACAACAACTCAACCATCAAGCATTTCACAAACGCAAACAAATAACGCACAAATTTATTTTGCTATGACAGGAATGGGCGCAACTGTTGCAAGTGGTGTGGCATATAGCCAGACTTTAATCACCTTATCTGCGGAGTTATAAAATGAAATACACATACGAAGAAGCACCAATAGACCCAATGTTT